CAGCTCGACGTTACCGCTAATTTATTAGAATATTAATACTAATAGTTGGTAAAAGTAATGCGTCTTGCTGGTGAATCACCTAAAGCAGATCCAGAAGTTTTCCAGACTATTTGGAAACATCTAAAGTCAGATGGCATGCCGGATCAAGCTGCTAATCACATGACAGCTGAGATGTTGACGCATGGTGAAGATTTCGAAAGTTCAATTGAAATGTATGAACGTAATTTCGATAACTACAAAGAGAAAGGATTTAACGAACACGCTGCACAAGCTATGGCAGTTGAATCATTAGAAGAAGGTGCTGAACAACCAAAAGAGAGTATAAGATTTGCAAGAATTAGTCCTGATATAGAAGAGAATCATCAGTATGGAATGTCTCTCTTAGATCGCATTTAGGGTTGACGTTAGTTATACTTTAAGGCTAAGATAAAGTGTAACTGAAGAGATTATATGTCGCAAACAAAAGTCACTGGAGATTCTGTTCGTGCTTATCTCCGGGATATCGGACGTATTCCTCTTCTGGAACACGACGAAGAAATTCTGCTTGGCAGAAAAGTACAACGCTTGATGGAGATTAAAACACTTGAAGATGAACTGGAAGATGCAGATCAAGATACTTTGGCTCACGTTCTTGGTATCACTAGCAAGCAATTACGTCGCGAATTAAGAGATGGTGAGAAAGCGAAAGACAAGATGGTCACCGCTAACTTACGACTTGTTGTTTCGGTCGCTAAAAAGTACACCAAGCGAAATATGGAACTTCTGGACATCATCCAGGAAGGTACGATCGGGCTCGTTCGTGGTGTCGAGAAGTTTGATCCTGGTCGTGGTTATAAATTTAGCACTTATGCTTATTGGTGGATCCGTCAAGGGATCACAAGAGCTATCGCAGAAAAGAGCAGGGCCATTCGTTTACCGATCCACGTTACTGAGAACCTCAATAAACTTAAGAAAGCCCAGCGTGAATTAACGCAGTTGCTCGGTGAAATGCCAAACGTATTTCAGATTGCAGATCACATGGAGATGACTGTCGATGAAATCAAGGACTTGATGTGTAAGGCTCGTCAACCTACCTCTCTAGAAATTAAAATTGGAGAGAATCGAGACACAGCACTTATTGATTTACTAGAGGATGAGACACAGTTGCCAGATACTCTGCTTGAGCGACAGTTCATCAAGGATGATATTCGAGAGCA